TCACACGGTGAGAAGTGGGTGGCTCTATGCAAGGAGAACAAGCAGCCTGTGACCTCGTTATGCTTTGTGGTCAAGACAGGTGAGGAACGGGGAAACCCTAACTCTAACGATCAGGTTAAGGACTGGTTAAGGTCTTTAGGTTGGGAACCACGTACATTTAAATTCGTAAGGGATAAGAGCAGTGGAGACACAAGACAGATTGAGCAAGTACGCAAAGGCTCTGAATTATGTAGTAGCGTTCGGGAACTTTCTGCTGTTGATGCTTCTGTTGACTTGCTTGATGGCCTTACTGTTCTTACTCACCGTGCAGGGATACTGAAGAGCTTCTTAGAAGGTCACACAGATGGCTACCTACAGGCTGGTGTCGCTGGACTTACGAATACGTTCCGCTTTAAGCACTTTAAGCCACTGGTTAACCTACCTAGCGTAGATAAGCCTTATGGTGATGTGATCCGAGGTTGCCTGATTGCACCAGAGGGTTATGTGCTATGCGGTGCTGACATGACATCATTGGAGGATACAACTAAGCGTCACTACATGAAGCCACTAGACCCTACGTATGTACAGGAGATGAGCCATGAAGGCTTTGACCCACACTTAGACTTAGCACTACACGCGGGTCTTATTACGCAGTCTGACATCGACATGCACAACTCAGGTGAGCGGTCACTCAAGGAGTTGCGTAAGAACTACAAGGTTGTTAACTACAGCGCCACGTATGGCATTGGAGCAGCAGCACTAGCACGAGGTACTGGCATGAGTAAGAAGGCTAGTCAGACCCTCTTAGATGCCTTCTGGTCACGTAACTGGGCCATTGAGAAGGTAGCTAGTGGAGCAAAGACAAAGGAAGTGTTGGAAGGCATGTGGCTTAAGAACCCAGTGTCAGGTTTCTGGCATAGCCTACGAAGTGACAAAGATCGTTTCAGTACGCTCAATCAGAGCACTGGAGTATTCTGTTTTGATACATGGGTTGCACTGTGTCGTAAGAACGGAATTAAGTGTGTCGGGCAGTTCCACGATGAGGTGATTGCCCTAGTCAAGAAAGGAGAAGAGGATGAAGTAGAAAAGATCATGCACGATGCTGCTATCAAGTTGAATCAAAAGGTAAAACTTAATGTTCCACTAGGTACAGATGTGCAATTCGGCAACACTTATGCAGATATTCACTAAATGTGAAATATTTTCGGGTAGTTGCTTGTTAAATAACGATTTAGACACTATATCTATTAATACCACCCCAGCTTAAAAGGATATTCAAATGGGCAAGAAAGTTTATGTAGAGTGTGAACTAGAATGGACAAAGTTGCGGGAAGAAGACCGTGACATGGGTTCCAATCTAATGGAAGGTTCAGACCAGAGAAACAATATTGAGGCGAAGCAAGGTCTCTACATTGTTAACTGCGTGATTGACGGTGCAACAAAGGATAAGATGGTTGCTGACGGCATCCCAAACAAGGGACTACAGGCGCAACTGTTTAAGGTTAGCAAGGAAGGTAAGGACTTCTACAAGGCCACACGACCACACGTTAACCCTAAGTTCTTTGATAAGGAAACAGGCGAACAGGGAGTTGTCATGGGCGCACCAAAGGTTCTCAAGATGGTTGACGGGGATTACGTTGACTGGGACTGGGAAGCAGACGGTTTGATTGGCAATGGCTCTAAGGCTACAGTAAAGTTCGATGTGTGGGACGGTAAGATTACAACTATGGAAAAGGTTCTAATTACCGAACACCTTAAGTATGAAGCAAACAATGACGAAGGTGGGTTCTAATGAAGGTATCAATTACGTTCACACCAGATAATATAGACGATGGGTTCGATGGTAGCACAACAGTGGTACGTGGAAACATTGTTGACCTCTACGGGCTAGGTTACGCCTTTGCAGACGCAGCACGGGCAGCGGGTTATACCTACGTACAAGATGTAGCTTTTGAGAAAGACGATGGCTCTATGGTCTTTAGTGAAGGCTAATGGCTAAAGGCAAGGTTCTTGTAGACGGAGATATTCTGGCCTACCGAGCAGCCTTTGCCACCCAAGACGGTTTGCCCAAGGACGCGGAAGAGAAGGTAGAGATACTTCTCGACTTCGTTCTTGAGGCTACGTTAGACTTTGTTACACCTGACCAATTTGATGTGTATCTAACTGGACCTAACAACTTCCGTTTTGAGGTAGCGAAGAGTTACCCTTACAAGGGAAACAGGAAAGCAACCGCCAAGCCTACTCACCTACGACATGTTCGTGACTACATGGTGAAGAAGTTTGGTGCAATAGTAAGTGAAGGAGAAGAAGCTGATGACCTCATAGCAATCGAAGCTACAAGATGCGGACCTAATACTGTCGTTGCATCTATTGATAAGGACATGTTGCAAATACCATGTTGGCACTTTAACTTTAACAGGAAAGAGTGGACACAAGTAAATGAATGGCAGGGGGATTTATTCTTCTACACTCAGATACTAACAGGGGATGCAGCAGACAACATCAAGGGTCTGAAAGGAATTGGCCCTAAGAAGGCAGATAAACTACTTGCGGACTGTAAGTCAGTGGATGACCTCTGGGAAGCCTGTGTGAAAGCCTATGACGGTGATACAACACGTATTATTGAAAACGCTAGGTTACTTTGGTTACGGAGGTATGAGGGACAGTTATGGCAGCCACCAGTGAACGACGACAACACGCAATAAGGAACGGATACCGATCAGGACTTGAGGATGACATATCTGTTGACCTTAAGGAAAGGGGCATAACCTTCGAGTACGAAAAGATGAAGATTAGGTGGGTATTAAACGAGAATAAGTCATACACCCCTGACTTCGTTTTACCTAACGGTATCATAATTGAATCAAAGGGAAGGTTTGTAGCTGCTGATCGAAAGAAGCACTTGAAGGTTAAGGAGCAACACCCTAAGTTAGACATACGATTCGTATTTAGTAACTCTCGTGGTAAGATAAGCAAGGGTTCTAAGACAACATATGGTGACTGGTGCGATAAGCATGGGTTCATCTACTCAGATAAGAGGATACCCGACGAATGGCTGAAGTGAATAGCTTACTAACACAACTGCTCAATCTAAACAAAGAGCAGCTAGAAGCAATAGAGTTCGAGGTCCGAGTGGCCCTGATGGAAATGGAGGCAGCAGATGAGTAAGACAGTCGTAGTATTTAGCTGCGCTCACGTAGACCCTTCGGTAGACAACGAGCGGTTCAACTGGTTAGGCGAGTTCTTGTATGACGTTAAGCCTGATTATGTCGTTGATCTTGGGGATGGCGCTGACATGCGGTCATTAAATACATTTGACACTCGTTCCCCAGAAGCAATCGTTAGCCAGAACTATGAGGCTGACATCAACCACTACAATGATGCACAAGAGCGTATTCGCTGGAAGTTCAGACATCATAAGCGTAAGCGGCCTAACTACTTTGGATTTGAGGGAAACCATGAGCAACGCATCAAGAAAGCCATCAGGACAGACCCAAGACTTGAGGGAAGCAAATACGGGATTTCCTTCGGACATCTTCAAACAAAGCACTGGTTCGATGAATACCACGAGTATGAAAACTCAGCACCTGCAATCGCTGATTACGATGGTGTCTCTTATGCGCACTTCTTTAGTAGCGGCAACTTCGGTTCTGCTATGTCTGGTATGCACCATGCTAACGGGCTACTTGCTCATAGGCACCACAGCAGCACTTGTGGCCACAGCCATAAACGTGATATTAAGTTTAAGGATGCGTCACACCCTAATGGAGTTATCGGCCTTGTCGCTGGGTGCTATAAGGGAGCAGCAGAGGGATGGGCAGGACAAGCCAACCGAGAGTGGTGGTCTGGAGTAGTAGTGAAGCGTGAGGTAGCTAACGGTATGTATGAACCACAGTTTGTATCTCAGGCCACCCTAAAGGAGATGTATGGGAAAGCGCAGTAACTTTGAGAGAGTTGAACGTGATTACTACCCAACACCAATAGCCGCTGTTGAACCGCTGATCCCGCACTTGCCTTACACGTTTGATTACGTCGAGCCTTGTGCGGGTGATGCCAGACTGATACAGCACATAAAAGAATTAACTGGAGGGCATGGGGAGTGCTTATATGCTTGCGACATTGATCCACGACACCCTGATGTATTTACCTTTGATGCTCTTACTTTGGATTTTGGCGGGAGGGGAGTAGTTGACTATTGCATTACCAACCCACCTTGGGATAGAAAGATACTACACCCAATGATTTCTCACTGGATGTACAGGTGTCCAACTTGGTTATTGTTTGATGCAGATTGGATGCACACTAAGCAGTCGGCATGGTTTATGTCGTATTGTACTAAAGTAGTAAGTGTTGGCAGAGTTAAGTGGATAGAGGGTAGCAAGAGCGTTGGTAAAGATAACTGCTCTTGGTACTGTTTCGATGCTTACGCTGATCCAACTAAGGCAACAGAATTTTATGGGAGAACGATCTAGTGGACTTTAAAGAATACCAACGTAAGGCAGTAACCTTTGCGATCTACCCTGCAACGCACAAGGTGCTGTACCCAACACTGGGCCTATGTGGGGAGAGCGGTGAGGTAGCAGAGAAGGTTAAGAAGCAAATTCGTGATGGGGAATTTAACGCACATGAGGTAGCAAAGGAACTAGGTGATGTGCTGTGGTATCTGGCTAACATCTGTAATGACATTGGGTATAACCTAGATGAGATTGCTGACCTTAACCTAACTAAACTCCGTGGTCGTATGGCACGTAACGTAATTAAAGGAAGTGGAGACAACAGATGACATGGTTCTGGAGATATGTAAACTTCTTAGCTACGTGGCGTGAACACCGTAAGGCTATTAAGCAGCTTAACATGCTAACGGATCGTGAGTTAAACGACATTGGCATGAGCCGAGCAGACATTGACCGCCTAGTGTGGCTCAAGGAAGACAAAGACAACCGTGGCCGAGAGCTTAAATGAGTAGAGAGAACCACTCGCAAGAACACGTAATGAACCTATTTGACAGGACTATTAAATGAGCAGCAATCAACTCCCAACAGACTACCAATCATTCATCCACAAGTCACGTTATGCACGTTGGCAAGAGGGTACGGGCAACCGTGAATCTTGGTCTGAGACAGTGACACGTTTCATGGACAACATTGTATTACCTAAGACTGGTGATGACACATACATCCGTGACCTTGAGCAAGCTATCTTGTCACTAGAAGTGATGCCTTCTATGCGATCATTGATGACAGCAGGTCCAGCAGCCTCACGGGACAATACGAGTATGTATAATTGCTCCTACTTAGCGGTTAACAACATTAAGTCTTTCGACCAAGCTATGTTTATCCTACTTTGTGGTACAGGCGTAGGGTTCTCTGTAGAGCGTCAGTATGTCTCTAAGCTACCAGAAGTGCCAGAGAAGATGTTTAACAGCGACACTAAGATCGTCGTTAAGGACAGCAAAGAGGGTTGGGCTAAAGCACTACGTCAACTGATTGCGCTACTCTACAGTGGTGAGATTCCACAGTGGGATGTGTCAAAGGTACGACCAGCAGGTGCAAGACTTAAGACCTTTGGTGGTCGTGCGTCAGGTCCAGCCCCATTGATCGACTTGTTTAACTTTGCTATCAACACCTTCGCTAACGCTAAAGGTCGTAAGCTGTCGTCTATTGAGTGTCACGACATCATGTGTAAGATTGGTGAAGTAGTAGTGGTCGGTGGAGTGAGACGCTCGGCTATGATCAGTTTGTCGAATTTGTCTGATGATCGTATGCGTCACGCTAAGTCAGGTGCATGGTGGGAGAATGATAAGCAACGTGCATTGGCTAAC